AGAGATAGAAGATTGGGTTAACCAACGACCAAGAGGAAAAGACTATGATACAGAACAGTAAGCTTCTGCTAGGTCCACCTGGGTGTGGTAAAACTTATCGCTTGATACAAGAGATAGAGGCGGCACTAGACTCCGGTGCTCATCCCTCTCGTATTGGAGTTATTTCTTTTACAAGAAAGGCCATCGAGGAAATGATTGCTCGAGCCTGTGGTAAGTTCAAGCTAGAACCCAAAGACTTTCCTTACATGAAGACTACACATGCCTTCGGATTCCATGGTCTGGGTCTAAAGACTACTGATATCATGGGGCCCGAGGACTATGCCAACATAGGCAGAGAGATTGGCCTGACGTTTGAAGGCAAAGACTACACGTCTTTAGACGGTGGTGTTACATTGCCCACGGTTGGAGGGTCGGGTGCTCGGTATCTTCAGCTAGATAATCGCGCACGTTTGAGAAAGATAAGCATCGATCAGGAATACAATGAGGAAGCCGATTGGAATTTGTTCCATGCCAAATTGGATCAGTTATCTAAACAGTTAGCTGAATACAAAATGTCTACAGACAAGTATGATTTTGTAGACATGATCGAGAAGTTTATCGAGCACGGCGAGACTCCGAATCTGGACTACTTGTTTATTGATGAGGCTCAAGACTTCACCCCTTTGCAGTGGGACATGGCAAGAAAGATTGCGGAAAAGTCTGAGTTTGTTTGGATTGCAGGGGATGATGATCAGGCTATCCACCGATGGACAGGGGTCGAAGTATCAGAGTTCAACAAAAGTTCTGACAACATCGAGGTTCTTAGTCAGTCGTACCGCATTCCCAAGTCGGTCCACCGACTCGCGCAGTCAATATCTAAAAGAATTACTGGTCGGCATGAGAAGGTGTTCACTGCCCGTGAGGAAGAAGGCAAGGTAGAGTACGTCAACTACCTGTCTGAAGCTCCAATCCATGAGGGGTCTTGGACATTGATGGCAAGGACCAATGGGTATGTGTCAGAGATGGCGAACTGGTTACGAGGGCAGGGGTATAAATACTCACGCAACGGTAAGTCTAGTCTTTCCGAAACGTTAGTGCACAACCTATTGGCTTGGGAAAGCCTGTGTAAGGACGAGTCTATAACTTTGCCAGAGGTCAAAAGGATTTACGAGTCTGTAAAGAAACAAGGTGTAGATGCAGTTGTACGCCGAGGTTCTACGCAGTTGCTCGATGCCTTACCTGCAGAGACCATGTTATCTATGAACGATCTGATAAAAGATTACGGTCTACTGAAAGATGCAGCTTACGGGGCGTATGAAATTTTTAACGTATCTGGGGCGGAGCAAGAGTACATCGACGCTATCTTTCGCAGAGGAGAGAATCTTCTATCAGAACCTCGTATCAAGGTATCGACTTTCCACGCCATGAAGGGCGGTGAAGATGACAACTGTATGGTTTGGACTGCTTCTACCAAGGCTTGTTATGACACTAGGTTTCCCGATGATGAACACCGAGCATTTTATGTCGCCATCACAAGAGCGCGGCACAATCTGTATATCCTACAATCCAGTAACAAGTATAGGTACACGCTATGAAAAGAGATAAAGTATTGGATCAGGCAAAAGAACTGATCAATGGGCAGAGAGCCAAGGACTATGGGGATGCCCACGATAACTTCTCGCGTATTGCTGACGGATGGAATATAATAGTACGAGAGGCACTACGCACTCATGGATACATTACAGCGCAACATGTTGCGATCATGATGGATTGGGTTAAGTCCGCCCGTCTTTTGAACGGGCTAGACCATGAGGATTCTTGGATTGATAAGTGTGGCTATAGCGCTTTGGGGTCAGATTTTTCTGATCGAGAGAAAGAAATTTCTAATAGATTAGATAAGGTGCTAAATAAATGAGTCAGAAGTTTTTGTTTACAGAAGATAGCGGTGATTCCAGTGATCTTAATTACCAACTCAAAGGTGAGTTAAACGTGATTGAGACTGATTGGAACATACCAACTGAGTTCCCTGATCTTACAGGGTACAAGGAGGTGGCTGTTGATCTGGAAACAAAAGACCCTAACCTGACTACGCTCGGTCCTGGATGGGCCACGAACAACGGGCATATCATTGGGATTGCTGTCGCTGCCGGAGAATACAAAGGGTACTTTCCTATGCGGCATGAGAACGGGCACAACATGGACCCGAGGATCACGCTCAAGTGGATCAAGAAACAGCTATCAGTTCCTGAGATGGATGTGATTATGCACAATGCAACCTATGACGCAGGTTGGTTGAGGGCAGAAGGTGTGGAGATCAAGGGCAGGATCATCGATACCATGGTGACCGGAGCCTTGGTTGATGAGAACCGTTGGTCGTTTGGCCTCGATGCTATGGCCCGTGATTATGCAGGGGTTCGAAAGAATGAACAGCTACTCAAGGCGGCGGCTGCAGATTTCGGAGTCAACCCTAAGTCTGAAATGTATAAGCTCCCTCCTAAATTTGTGGGGGATTATGCGGAACAGGATGCGGTAGCCACACTTAAACTATGGACTGCGTTAAAAGTTCATCTGGACAAAGAAGAGTTGTGGGATGTCTGGAACATGGAGACAGGATTGATCAGGTGTATCTTGGACATGAGAACCAAGGGTGTGCGTGTTGATCTTGATCGAGCCGACCAAAACAAAAAGGCTCTGCAAAAGCAAAGCAAACTTCTTAGGGGGATGTTGGAGAAAGAAGCAGGGATGGAAGTAGACATCTGGGCATCTGCGTCTATTCAAAAGATGTTTGATAAGTTGAAGATGGAATATCCTCGCACAGAGAAAGGGGCTCCATCGTTTACAAAAAGTTTTCTTAACGAGCATCCGGAAAGAGTTGCACAGATCTTAGTTAAACTAAGAGAGTTCGACAAAGCCGACAGTACTTTCATCGACAGTATACTGCGTCATGAGCACAACGGAAGAATCCACACTGAGCTACACTCTACCCGCAGGGATTCTGGGGGAACGGTTACCGGAAGATTTTCTTCCTCAAACCCAAACTTACAGCAGCTTCCTGCTCGAGACCCAGATATCAAACGTTATATACGGGGGATATTCATACCCGAAGAGGGGCAGAAGTGGGGATCGTTTGACTACTCAAGCCAAGAGCCAAGGTTACTGGTTCACTTTGCTTCGTTAGTTCCATCCACGATTCGCAATCCTATCGTTGATCAGATCGTTTCAGAGTTTAACACAGGGGATGTTGACCTGCATCAGATGGTAGCGGACCTTGCAAACATCACTCGTAAGCAAGCGAAGACGGTGAACCTTGGAATCATGTACGGTATGGGCGTGGCAAAACTAGCCGATCAGCTTGGGATTTCTAAAGAAGCAGCCAAGGATTTGATCAGCCGACACCACACGAAGGTTCCTTTCGTAAAAGGTTTGGCAGACCTTGCCACTAAGCAGGGAGATAAGAACGGTCAGATACGCACTCTAATGGGCCGTAGATGCCGCTTCCACCTTTGGGAGCCTGTCACCTTCGGAATAGGCAAACCACTGCCTTACGACGAAGCTGTGAAGGAGTACGGGGGTCCTGGGGGCAGAGGTATACGCAGGGCGTTCACATACAAGGCACTGAACAAGCTGATCCAAGGATCAGCAGCCGATCAAACTAAGAAGGCGATGCTTGATTGCTACAACGAAGGGCTTACTCCGATGCTTACTGTGCACGACGAGTTATGTTTTAGTATTGAGAGTGACGAACAGGCATCTAAAATAAAAGAAATCATGGAGACCGGAATGCCTTTAGCAATCCCATCCAAGATCGACGTTGATATCAAAGACCATTGGGGAGAAATAGAATGATGGAACTAGAGGACATTAAAACTGTAGGATTCAAACAGATGCATCAATTACAAATCGATGCCATCATAGACTACATAGCAATCGCTATAAACTGTGCTGCGGCCCTTGAGGATCGAGAGGTGTTAGCAGAAGTCGAAGCGGAATCCGACGAGCTTATCAAACTCTTCGGAGGCAAAGGACTACATGTAGCAGTTACAGGAGAAGGGTTTACCTATCGGGAAATAGACGAGTGAACCTAG